GAGCGATATGCCAGCAGCTCTTGCAAAGCGTCATATAGCTGGATTAAGGGATGATGAAGCATTTAAAAAAACATGGGATTATGGTGGGTCAGGAACATTAGGAAGTGAACAGTCAGATAGGAATATGTATGAACAGGTAGTTAGTAAAATGATGGGCGATATATCAGGACGTACTGGTGATGATAAGGAAGCTTTTTGGAGAGAATGGCGCTTTGGTGAAACCGGAGCAAAGGATTTGGCTGGTAATATCGATACTGAATATGGGAAGAGATTTATGGGTGCATAATGGAAACAATTTCAATAAAACACAGAGATAAAGGATTGACTAAGTATGAGATATACACTGCTAAGGAAATGGATAATCTTGGTAAAAATTATGTTTCTTGGAAGGATGCAGAAATTGGTGACTGGGCTCTCTCGGATGATGGGTATTGTGCGAAAGTAATAAATAGGAAAGTGTATCCTAATAATCATGGACAGACATCTACCTATATCAGACTTCCCTGGGGATACTTCCTTTGGAATCCTAAGTACCCTACAATAAAATTTAATGTTAAAGGCCGTATGACTCCTTACACAATAAGCGGGAGACCACAGTTAGAGGTAAAGAAGAAATCTGAGAAGATGAAGAATCTTGCTATGGCTTATGCACAGACCATGAATAAAGACCTGGCTATTGATTTAGCCTTTGGGAGTCTTACTGATTCTCAGCATGGGATGTGGAAACGTAGAATGAAAACGGAGGTATTTAGAGATATGGTTAGAGAAGAACTCCAGGAACTCCTTACAAAGCATGGAATGACTGAGGATTATACTCTTGACTTATTAGACGAGACTATTCAGACAGCTAAAGGTAAAAATGACGTTACTAACCTTATGAGAGCTGTAGAAAATCTTCAGGACATGCACGGGATGAAGGATAAGGGTAAAATGAAGACTACAACTCAAATTGAGGGGACTGTAACAAGAAAGCTTCTTGATAAGATACAGGAAGAAGAAAGAAAGCTTATAGCAACTGAAATTATAGAAGAGAACGGAGTCAGTAATGCCTAAGGTAGGTAAAAAGAAATTTTCTTACACTAAGAAGGGCAAAAAAGCTGCTGGTAAATATGCTAAAAAAGTTGGTAAAAAAGTAAAAAAGTATTAATGGATTACGAAGAGCAATACGAACAATTACAGGTACTCAAGAAGTTTAAGAGTAGTATCAGCTTATTTGGTAAGTTGTGTTTTCCTACTGCTCTAAAGCGGACTACGCCTGTGTTTCATAATGAGATATATAAGAATCTCAGGAATGAGAAAGTAGCTAGAGTACTTATAGCTGCTCCAAGGGGAACTGCTAAATCTACTGTTTGTTCTCTTATATTTCCATTATGGAGAGCTGCTTTTAAGGGGAGTGAGGATTTATTCATTGTTGTTATATCAGAGTCGCAGGCTCAGTCGATAAACTTCTTAAGCAGGATAAAATACCATCTAGACCAGTCAGAAACCTTTAGAGAAATATTTGGAGACCTTGGAAGCAGAACAGCTCCGAGATGGACTAATAATGATGTTATACTTGCAAATGGGACTAGAATAGTCGCAGTTGGTACAGGTCAGAGGGTTCGTGGCTTTATTGAGGGTGATACTCGTCCTAATCTTATAATAATTGATGATTTTGAGTCAGAACTGAATGCTATGACTGCAGAAGCGCGTGTAAAAAATAGAAAGTGGATTACTGAAGCTGTTGTTCCTTCTTTGAGTGATGATGGCAGGATTGTAATGATAGGCACAGTAATATCTGAAGACTGTTTCCTGAATTGGGGTAAAGAGAGTTCTGCATGGAAAACGCTTTGGTATACTATATGGGATGATGATGAGAAGAGTATATGGCCAGCAAGATTTCCTGTTGACAGGATATTAAGTATTAAAGAAGAATACGAAAGTGTTGGGAACCTGAATGGGTTTTATCAGGAGTATATGAATATTGCTCAAAGTCCTGACAGTGCTCCATTTAAGCCGGAGTATATAAAGTTACATCATTACGACTTCGAGAGGATTGATGGGCAGAACTGCTTGGTAAAGGAAAAGGGTGATGAAAAAGAGATTGTACCAGTTGAAGTCTATGCTGGGGTGGACCCGGCTAGTTCTCTATCTATTAGGGCTGACTATTTTGTGGTTGCCGTTATCGCTGTTGATTTTGATAATAATAAGTATATTGTGGATATATATAGAAATAGACTCGACCCTGCGTTACAGCCTGACAAGATTATCGAACTTTATGAGAAGTATAAGCCTAAAAAGATGAAGATAGAAACTGTAGCATATCAGGAAGCTTTGAGAGCTTCTGTCAAGAAGATAATGCTGGAGAAGAATATTTATATTCCCGGTTTAGAGAAAGGTGTTAAACCCCGAACGCGTAAGAGCGAAAGATTGCTTTCTTTAGTTCCGATGCTGGCAAAGGGAGAATTCTTTTTCAGGTCAAAAGATATAACTGCACAGCAGGAATTTCTTTCTTATCCCAAGGGCAGGCATGATGATGTACTCGATGCTATCTGGACAGCTCTGCACCATTCAGTTCCATGTAAGGTAAGAAAAAGCAGTGACAAAAAAGAGTCTAAGAAGAAAAACAAGTTTATTGATTGGATGACTGCATAATGGCAAGTAAAAAAGCTGTAGACGAAATTATAGATATCTGGAAGACTTATTCTAAGAATAGAGATACTTGGGCAACGCATGCGCAGGAAGACCGTGAATTCAGATATGGAAAACAATGGACTGCTGAACAGCGTAGAACTTTAGAATCTCGTGGTCAGGCTGCTATAGTTGTTAATAGAATTCATCCAGCTGTAGAAGCTGCAAAGGCTATGCTTACAACTAATAAGCCTTCTTTTAGGGTTTCGCCTAGAGAAGATAGCGATAACCAGACTGCTCAGGCAATAAATGGCATGCTTGAGTATATATGGCATATATCTGATGGAGACCAGGTTTTAAGAAATGCAATAGATGATTATTACGTTACTGGCATGGGATGTGTACTAGTCTATCAAGACCCAACTAGGGATAATGGTAAGGGTGATGTCTGTATAAAGGATATAGACCCACTTAATGTTTATATAGACCCGAATAGCAGAGATAGAGCTTGTGCGGATGCAGAGAATATTATAATATCAAGATTATTTACCAAGGACCAGGCTAAGAATTTATATCCCATGTATAAGAAAGCCATATCAAATGCATCGACTGATAATTTTACTACAGATATGCCCCAGACAGTCAGAGAAGATGATGGCGAGGCTATCTTCCCAGAAGATTCAGAGACGCAAACAAGGACTACATTTGGTGAAGATGATGAGTATATAAGGGGATATGAGAGATATACTAAGGTTCATCTGGAGATGCATCGTATCCATGAAACGTGGAATGGCAGAGAAGAGATGATTGATGAAAGTGCATATGCAGTTTATACAAAGAAACCTGCCTGGATTATCAATGGACAGGTTGTGACAAATCCTGAGCTTGCGAATCAGGTTATGCAGCAGATAAGTCAACAGTACAGCCAAGTAGCTACTCAAGCTAAAATGACTGGACAGCCAGCTCCGCAACCTCCAGAGGTAGAGGAGATGACTCACGGAGACTTAATTGAAAATGGTCAGATTAAAGATGTAGTCGTTACAGTTAAGAGAATAAAAATGTGTGTCGTAATGGGAGATAAATATCTTTATGAAAGAGTTCTGCCTACAGAACATTATCCCGTTATCTTCTATATGAATATGCATACGAGAACTCCATATCCAGTAAGTGATGTAAGAATGGTAAAGGGATTACAGGAATATATAAACAAAACCCGTTCTTTGATAATTGCACATGCTACTACTTCTACAAATTTAAAGGTTCTTATTCCTTCTGGTTCAGTTGATATGAAAGAGTTTGAGGAGAAATGGGCACAGCCTGGTGTTGGTATTGAAGTTGATTTTGATATGGGGCAACCAATAATAGCACAACCCGCTCCCTTACCCAATGAATTATATACTAATGAAAAGCAAGCTGCAACAGATATTGACCATGCATTAGGTCTTTATGAGATTATGATGGGGAATTCTCAGGTAGCTCCGCATACATACAAAGCTACTATTAGCCTTGATGAGTTTGGTCAGAGAAAAATGAAGAGCAAACT